TGGAAATAAAACCTTTAGTTGTTAATCCTAAAGATATTGATTTCATCAATGGTAAGAAATTGAATCGTGAAGAAATTTTAGGTGTGTTTGGAGTGCCGCCAGCAATGGTTGGTATCTTTGAATATTCTAATTACTGCCTAAAGAGTACGACTAAAGTAGTACTCAAAAACAACGTCATTAAGCAAATCTGTGACGTTAATCCTGGTGATGTTGTGTTATCACTTGGCGCAGATTCTGTTGTAGAATCTGAAGTAATCAATTGTTGGGAAGCTGGTTATAAAAATGTCTATAATATTAAAACTAAGTTTCGTACAATTGAATGCTCACCTGAACATAAATTTTTAGTACGTACTAAGGATGGTTGTGAGTGGGTAGCTGCAAAGGATTTAATCCTTAATGATGAAATGGCAATCGTAGTTCAACCACCAGAAACTTTTGATGAATATTTACCCACTGGTGAGTTAGCTACTGAAGAATTAATGCATCAATTAGGACTTTTTGTTGGTGATGGTGGTATTGGTCGTAATTCTAAAACCGGACAATTACGTTGTGTGTCTATTGGACGACCTGAAACTGATTCACGTAGAGAATCTTTTATTGATGAAGCAGCAAAAGTTTGGAAGCCAAAGCGTAAGTTCAGTAACGGAAGAGGTATTAATATCGGTAGAGCTTGGAATTGCTATATTATCCAATCAGTTTCTGCTGCTGAATTAGTCATCGCATTGGGCTTTGCTGGAACTAGCAAAACTAAACGAATCCCACAGTGGGTTTTTGGTTTGAAGACTTCCTTGAAAAAAGCTTTAATACAAGGAATCTTAGATAGTGATGGATGTGATCGTGGTGATGGATTTTATGATCTTAGCTTTAACAATGAAGAATTGATTAATGATGTAAGAGATCTTTGTGTCTCTGTTGGTTATCATGTGACTAACGTAAAATATTCATTTAGAATCTCAAACTATGGTCCTAATCCATTGTGGCACATCAATGTCAATACAAAGGATTTTGGTAAATATCTTAAAAATTATGGAGATTTACCAGAAGGTTTAATGTGGGACAAAGTAAAAGAGATTTCGATTGCTGAAGAACAAGCAGAAATGTATGACTTGGAAATCGAAGGTACCCATAATTACTTTGCTAATTGGATGGTGACGCACAATAGCAACGTCAGAGAACAGATTAGAATCTTTTGGGAACATACATTACTTCCCAAAATGAATTCAATCTTAGAATTAATTCAATTTAATATTCTTGATAAAGATTTTCCTGGTGTTTACGCATCTTGGGATTTGAGTAATGTTGTTGGACTAGCACCAGATCCTGTTGAAATAGCATCAGCAGCTAAGACTTATCATGATATGGGTTATTCTGCGTCACAAACTGCTCAAATTTTTAACTGTCCATCTTTGGAACCAGATAAAGATTTTGAAAAGCCGCAAGAGCAATCACCTTCTGCTCCAATGGCAGTGCAAGATCCTAAGAAGCCAAAAGATCCTAAAGCGCCAAAGCCTAGTGATAAGCCAAAGCCGGACAATAACAACCAACTTTCGTATTTATTGAGTCAACGCTTAAAGTTTTTTGTAGATAGTATTACTCCAGATATTAAAGAAGCTACTATTTACCATCTATGGAATGACTTGGTTAAAGACTTTTTGTTAGAAAGTTTTGAAACTTTAGATCATGTTGATCAATTTTTAAACATTCCAAAACTCTTTGTGAAATGTAAAACAGATGTAATGAAAAAGGAATTTCTAAATAATCTAGATAAGTTAACCAACTTGATGTGTTTAGCATGTTGGCCTCCAAAAGATCATCAAATCAATAATCACTTAATATCTATGGAAAAGAATGAAAAAAAGGAACAGATAATTCAACTTAATACTACAATCAATCTTCCACAAGGTTTGATTAAATCAGATCCAGTGGAAATTAGATTTGATCAATCTGACAACAACCTTTAAAATTGGGTTAAAAATTTTTTCAAGTACCTCTTTACAATGTTTTGTTGAGAATGTACATTACTTAGTTATCAGTTTAGGAGATTACCATGTTTCACTCTTGTCAGTTTGATTTCAAAAAACCAGTACTATCAAAAAAAGGGGTTGGTGGTCGAAACATCTATAGTGCTATTGCCAGCACCGGTGCGGTAGATCGTCATAGAGAGATTTTAGTTCCCCGTGGAGTAATTACTGAATCTTTTATGAAGAATCCAGTAATGCTTAACATTCATAATTCTCGTGAATATCCGGTTGGTAAAGTAGTAGATATTAAAGTCAGTAAGGAAGCGGTAGAAATTCAATTTGAATTTTCAGATGACGAAGAAGGTTCGCATTTGGAAAAGTTGTATACCACTGGCTTCATGAATGCTTTTTCAGTGGGCTTCATTCCAAAAAATTATATTGATCTTTGGGATATGCGTGATGACAATGGTAAACTGACCGTCACTTCGTTAGAAGTTGAACTTCCCGATGGAGATAGAGAACTTATTGACTTATCTGCTTGTAAAGAAGTGCCATACGGTATCATTTCCAAGTGGGAACTTTTAGAAGTCAGTCCAGTTTCCGTACCGGCTAATCCAGAAGCTCTGATGATTCGTGCTAAGGATGACATCGTTCGTAAGTATCTGGATGCCGGTCATAGTAAGGTGGCTGCTAAGTTTCTTGACTCGCAATTACAAGATCACGTGTCACAGATTAAGAAGCATTTAGATGAGTTGCTAAATGATTCTAAGTCTGAAGAGTCTATCGAATTAAGCAATGCTGTTCCTTACCAAGCGGCTAAGACCTTAGAAACTGCATGGGACTCTTCAGAAGCTCGTGCTTGTTTGGCGCAGTGGGCTAGTGTTGATGGCACTGGTGAAAAAGAAACTTTGGATTGGACTCAGTTTGCTAAAGGTTTTGGTTGGTTAGATCTTGAAAAAGCTGATCAATTCTTAAGCTACAAGTTCGTTCATCACACAGTCAAAGATTCTGAATTAGGTGTTGTGTGGGCTGGCTTAACCGAAGCAATGGCTGGACTGTTGTCTGATATTGACATCAAAGATGCTGTAGGTGTGTACGAGCATTTAAAGAGTCACTATGAAGATTTTGGTAAAGTGGCTCCTGAATTTAAAACTCATACTGAAGATGAACTGAAAGCTATTTGTTCCGGTGTTGAAACGGTTCAAGAACCTTCTGATCCTTCTAAAGTCGAAGCTAAAGAAGAACCTTCTGAGTTGCCAATTCTTGACAGTATGAAAAGTTTCATGCAAGCAGAATTTTTGGGGACTAACCAAAAGATTGCTGAACTTGAAGAAACTGTTCGGTTAAGAATGAACATTTTAGGTAAGATGTTTGATGAGTTGCAAAAGGAATTGGCTAAAGAGAAGAGTCCTGTTGTTGTTGAACCAGAAGCACCGACAGATGAAGCAAAATTATTTGCCGAAAACTTGAATGTACTATCTTCTATGTTTGATGGCATTCGTGTTCAATAAAGTACTTTACGGAGTTGATTATTATGGCTTTAGATAATGAAATGAAAAAGCAGTTTGATGAATTCTCCACCTCGGTGAAAGAATCTATTGCATTGTTTAAGAACCAAGATGTTTTGGTTAAAGCATTGCAGCAGCGTATTACTGATCTGGAACAACGTGTTCTGGATAACTCTGTTTGTACCGCTCTTGAAGCTACCAATGGATCGGTTGGGTTTACCAATCCTAAGATGGCTAAAGATTTTGTTACCATTGTTCGTCACATCTTTAATAAAGATGATTTTGCCGTTAAGGATATGGTCGAAGGTCGTGACCCTGATGGTGGCTATCTGGTTCAGCCGGAATATCGTAATACGATGCTCTCGTTGATTCAGCAGTATGGTGTTGCTAGACAGCAATGTACGATCATTCCGATGTCTACCACTGAACTGATTATGCCGAAGCTGACTGGTGGTGTTCAGGTGTACTGGATTGGTGAAGGGCAGACTATCAGCGAGACTCAGCCGACGTTTGGTGAGTTCCGTATGACCATCAAGAAGCTGGCTGCTCTGGTTCCGATGACCAGTGAACTGCTGAATGATGCCAGTCTGGCTATTGCTAATCTGTTAGCTACTCTGTTTGCTCAAGCGTTAGCTAAGGAAGAAGATCGCATTGTGTTTACCGGTAACACTGCGGCTGGTGACGTGTTTAATGGCGTTCTTCGTGATCCCGGCGTTAATTCGCATGTGTTAGGTAGTGGTAAGACCACGTTTAGCAGTGCTACTGCTGGTGATCTGGCTAATGTAACCTCTCGTGCCAGTGTTTTGACTCAAGGTGCTCGTTGGTTCATGCATCGCACGATCTTCAACGTGATTCGTCAGTTGCAAGATGGTGATGGCATGTATATTTGGGGCAACCCCACTCAGAGTGCTGATGCTGGTCTAATTTGGGGTTATCCGTACACCTTAGTAGAATCTATGCCCGCTGTTACGGCTACTGCGGTTAGCACTCCGTACTTGTTCTTCGGTAATCTGTCGCATTACTATATTGGTGATCGCCAGCAGATGACTTTAGCTCGTTCTGAGCATGTTGGTTTTGCTGCTGATAAGGTTTACCTGCGGGTTCTTCAGCGTGAAGGTATGGCGTATGCTCTGCCGGAAACTGGGACTGCGGTAACGACTGCTGCCAGTTAATTTTATTGGACGGGTGGAGAAAATTCACCCGTCCAAATCTTTTAGAGGAATTTTCATGTTATACCAAGCGACACGACAGTTGGCAGATTTCGACAATGGAATTGAAATACCTTATGGTGCTTATGTTGAAACTGCTTGTTCGTTATGGGTAGCTAGAATTGGAACCGTAATCTTACGGCCTCTAGCTCCAGGTGAGTTGCCGAAGCCGAATGCGAAGATTATTAAAGTATTAAACACTGTTGAAGATGTTAAAAAAGTTGTTATTGAAGAGCCAGAAGTTGAGGAAGTTGTTGAAGAGCCAGAAGTTGAGGAAGTTGTTGTTGCATCAAGACGTAAGATTCGTCCTAAATTGTCTTCTGGTGCGGAGTAAGTTATGTTAGAAGATATTGACTCGTATTTAGAATTGGTTGTAACTGAAGCTTGCAGTCTGTTGCAATTAACTTCAACAGATGCTACAGCCGTAGTAACAACTGATTCACGAGTCAATCTTTGTGCAAGATTAGCATACTCACAAATTACAACTTATCTAAATCGTGACCTTCTTTATAAAACGTATTACGAAGAGTATTTTGAAGAAGATACTACAATTGCTTTACGTTGTACACCAGTTAAATCTGTAACCACGGTTCGGTTGAGTGATACTAGATATTTAGAAGTTTTAACCGATGTTGATGCATATACTTTACTAGATCCACTAACAGATTATCGTTTGATTCGTAGTCGTATCTTACAATTGTATAATTTAGAGAAGATAGCTAGTGTTGTGGGAAGTACTACACAACGCTTAAATGTGTATGTAGAGTATATTGGTGGAAGTGTTACTTCTGAGTCTTTTCCAGCAATTCACAATGGTTTAGTTACTCAAACCATTGCAAATTATAATAGAATTCCAGCATTGGGTCTTACTCAATTAGAAGGTAGTAAAAGTTCAGGTAGAGTATTACTTAATTTAAATTTAGTAGATGCTGGTCAATTATTGGAAGCGGTAAAAGTAGCTATAGAACCTTTTGTATATTACGGCAGTGCGGAAAGCCTCGATGCTAACTAATAACGCAATTCGTATTGTTACAAAACAAACACTTCGCAAATTGGCTGAAACACAACGCTCTGTGCAAGATTATCCAAAAACTTTAAAAGGTAATCCACGAATCAAAGTGTTGTATGAACACAATCCACGATTTCAAAAGATGCTTCGTGAAAATCTAGTTAATAATTTACGTAATCTTTCACCTGGTTTTAGCAGTGGAAAGTCTACTGTTGAACAACAATTACAAGTAACTTCTGGTGGTTCTGGTCCTGGTAAAGCTGCGTATCAAGCGTTTTATAAAGATGGTGATGAAGGTGATAAAGCTGCAAAAATTGCTACTATATGGAATCGTGGTGGTGTGATTAGTCGTAGTCCTAAATTTTTAGCACAACCTTATTCTTTCGGTAAAAGAATTGCTGTTTCACCAAATGAATATCCAACTGATAAAGGTGATCCATATGTATCTTTTGTATTAAAAGATCGTGGAACACCTTCTAAAAATCCTAACATTAAACAAGATGTTCATGGTTTGATGATTATTAGAAAAAGAGCACAAAAGAGTATAACAGCTAATAAAAAAGGTGATCGTAAAAAACAATCTGAAATTGTTGCATCTTATTTGTTGCTAGTTTCACAAACACACAAAGCCACCTATTGGGCAGATAAAGCATTACATAAAACCAATAATGAAATCTTACCAATGCTAAAAACTTTAGTTATTGGCACGATGCAAAAACAGAAGATTTTATCATGATCTTAGAAGATGCTAGAAGTGCCATTGTTGAAGAATTGAAACGACGCTTACGCTTAAGCTTTCCCACTACAATGTTGTACGAAGGAAGTGGTTCAGTTTGGGGTGAGTGGACAAGATCATTACCTTGTATTCATATCTTTGAACAAGTAGCTGAAAGTTCTGCAAGTGATACATCAAATCGTGGTGTGTACCGCACTAGACTACCGATTCAATTAGAATTTGTTTCTAAATTGCAAAATCGAAATGCATTGTTTACTGAAGGCCGCTCCAAACTGATTGATTTACGAAAAGCAGTTGAATTGGATCGGCGTTTCGTGCAAAATAAAGGCTTGGACACTCAAGGTTCTGAATTGGCAGTTTACTATCTGATGACCGCTAATGAATTAGTTGAAGCAATCCCCGGAGTCATTGACGTAGCAGTAATCTACGACTTCGTTTATATTGAAAAATTCTTTGGTTAACGCTTTACGTTTAAGGAGTTTGTTATGTCTACACCTAATGTTGAAAACTATACCCTTGGTCGTGGTATGCTGTACTGGGATCCTTGGGATTCAACTAATCTTCGGTATGAAGGTGAACGTGCTTTAGGTAATGCTCCAGAAGTTAGCATCAATATGAATGCTACTTTCTTGGATCATTATTCCAGTATGAGCGGTTTCAAAGCGAAAGATAAGACTATCGTTAATGAATTGGCTCCGCAAATTACTTTTAGTTTGGACGAGTTGGTATCTGACAACTGGCAGATGCTGGTGTTCGGCAATAAGACTACTGTTTCGCAGAGTGCTGATGACTCTAATTCGGTTACTATTCCCAGTCCGTTGAAAGATCGTTATTATGATCTTGGACTGCGGGCTATTGCCAGTCATCGTATTCCTCATGGAACTGTGACTGGTGGACCATTTCAGGTTGGTGAAACGATTACTGGCACCACTAGCTCCAAGACTGCGGTTGTTGTTCAAGTACTTTCTGGTGCTTTAATCGTCAATACTATCAGTGGTGCGTTTGCTGTTAGTGAAACGATTACTGGTGGAACCAGTTCTGCTACTGCTACCAGTTCTAGCACTGCGGTTGCGGTAAGTGGTTTGGCTACGCTGAAAACTACTTCTGGCAGTACGTATTACACTCTTGGCTCTGATTTTACGATTGATGCCGTGAGTGGTCGTATTTTCATTCCCAGTACCTCAACGATTGTTGCTGGTACTAGCTTGGATGTGAAGTTTGGCGTTGCGGCTACGAGCTATGACAAGATTACTGCTTTGACTGCGGTTGGTCAAGACGGTAAGCTTCGTTATGTTTCGGATAACCCGCAAGGTGGTCAGCAGGAAATGATCATCTGGAAGGTTCGTGTTAAGCCGAATGGTGATACTGCTCTGATTGGTGACGATTGGGCGAAGTTGGCTTTCCAAGGTGATATTTTGCGTGATGCGACGTACCACCCGACTTCTCCGTACATGGATCTGATCGTTACAGACCCTGCGTAGGATCAAAGATTACTGTATAAAATACAGTCATTGTAGTAACCACCCCACACATGATCTGTGTGGGGTTTTTATTTAGTGCTTGCATTGAATTTGGTTTTTTGTTATGGTAATTCAACACTCAATAAGTGGAGATAGTCTGTGGCACAAGTAATCAAATTAAAAGAGTCAGATTGGGCAGTTTTATTTCCTGCAAAGGATTTTAGAATTGCTGATACTGTTTTGGAAATAACCCCGTTATCGTTGGCAAGTTTGGCAAGAGTTACTCGTCGGTTAACTCAGTGCATTGAAAAAATCAACGCACTAGGATTAAGTTTAGAATCTTTGCAAACTGAAGTTCCAAAAATTGTTGAATTAGTGTCTATTTTGTTGACTGATTCGCCTGACATTTTGACCGAGTTATCTGGTTTAGATGTTGAAGATATTAAAAAGCTCCCACTACACATTGCAGTAGAATTATTTACTGTTTGTGTTGATGTGAATTTAGAGTCTCAGGAGAGCTTAGTAAAAAACTTCAAGGGGTTGGGGAGCAAAGTAGCCAAGTTCATGAGCGGGGCGACAACCGTTCAGTAGGATCGGTTGTTGAATTTCTTATTGAACATGGACATTCATGGACGGAAGTAAAAGGTTACACCCTCAGCCAAATGGATATTTTTTTAAGGGAAGCTGCAAAGATGGATGAAGCAAGACAGAACCACAAGATCATTGCAACATGGTTGGGGGGTAACGTTGATCAGAAGGGGTTGAAAAAACTCTTATCCGAACGACAAGCTGCCAATAAAGCTCCCGAAGATAAACAAGCAGATCATCAACGTGACTGGAACAGATTATCTTCGTTTATGCGTGGTATGAGGTAGTAATATGACTACTGAAATTGCAAAACTAATTCTTGATATTCAAACGCAAGTTCCAACTGCCAGTAATGCTACTGCTTTTTTTGAAAAGTTACAAGAGCAAACGGAAAATTTAAGTAAAGCATTTGGTGCTACCAGTAAAGAATTTGGTGCTTTTCTTGATAGTTTAGAAAAGACTAGAGTTGGTATTCAAGGTCTTGTATCTAATACTAATTCTGCAATCAATCTTTTTAATGCAATAAAAAAATATTCTGCTGAAGCTGTTCCACAATTAGAACAGTTTCAACAATCTTATTCTAATTTAATTAAAAGTGTTCAAGGTGATGTTAAGATTACTGGATTAGATAAGTTATTTAAAGATATCTCTAAATTAGATGGTTTAAAATTAGCTCCAAATCCAAAAGTAAAAGCTACCTTTGATTCATTAAAAACTGCTTTTGAAGATAATATTAAAAGTTTTTCTACTGGTGGTATTAGTTTCGATCAACTCTTTGAAAACTTAATTCCAAAGACAGTAGCTAGTAATTCTCCAACTAGAAAGAAAATTCAAGATTATCTTGATGGACTAAAAACTGACATACAAAATGGTATTACAAATCTTAATGATACCACTGCTATTGGTAGAGTTAATATTTTAGATACTTTATTACAAAAAATGTTTGGTGATCGTGGTGCTAATGTAGTAACTTTTGCTGCACCAGTAAAGAATGCTGCAAAAACAACTGTTGATGAAATTATAAATATCTTTAAACTTCTTTATGAGTTAAATTTACCTGTTCCAGAAAATTTATTTGCTAATTACAAAAAAGCTATCAGTAGAGGTGGTAATGAATCTAAAAAGATTTTAGAAGAAATTTTTAAAGAACTTAGCAAGCAAGATACTAAAATTCAAGGTAGTAATCAATTAAAACCTTATTTAGAATCTTTAGGTTTTAGTTCCAAAAATATTGATACTGAGATAGGTAAATTACAGACTGCTTTTGTTGAAAAATTGGATAAATTAGGTGGCTCATTAAAAATAGCAACGGATGGTGCGCCAAATGCTATAAAAGATTTACAACAAAGAATACAAGCTTTTAGAGAACTAATTACTGAAGGTATTGATACTAATAGATTTGCTTCATTTGGTCCTGCTGTTGCAGATGCTTTTAAAATTGCTGGTTCTAGTAGTAAAGCTTTTAGTAAAGAATTTGAAGGTGGTATTGAAAGTTTTGGAAGATTTGAAGCTGAATATAAAAAACTTCTTGATGTTCTAAAAACGACTCCAGAATCTAGTTTAAAAACATCTTTACTACAATCTTTAGAAGCTTATAAGATTTTAGAAAGCCAATTTCGTTTAGATAAATTGATCACTAATCAAACCAACGCTGCCGAAAAAGCAATCGCTGAGGTTGATAAAAAATTAGCTGAATTACGAAATGGTGGAAATAATCAAAAACCTTTTGCATTACAATTTCAAAACAATACCAATGAAGATCAAGCTTTACTCGTATTAAAAGAAAAGGCAAAAGCACAAGAAGAATTTGGAAGAATTACACAGTCGGTTGACGCTCAAATTAAGAATTTAAATGAACAGATCATTCGTTTAAATCAACTTCAAAGTGTACCTGGAGTATCAGATACTCAAAAAGACAAAATTAGTAAACAAATAACAAACATTAATGCTGAGATAGATTCGTTAGAAACTCAAAAAGTAGCTATCAAATCTAATGAAGAAGCATGGAATAAGCATTGGGCTAAACTAACAGATGGTGCTAATGCTTTCAAAGGTCATTATGACAAATTACAAACATTATTAAATCAGTCAAATACCTCAAATGGTATTAGTGGTCAGCTTAGTTTTGTCAAAGGATTTTTAGATTTAGCTACATCCTCGGATGTAGCTGCAAATGCGTTAAAAACATCTTTAAGTGTTCTTGAGAAAGTGGGTGGTGCTACTGAAGAAGGTAAACAAAGATTAAGGACTTTTACTGAAGCATTTAATAATCTGTTTACTGTAGTAAATGGCAAGTCCGGTCAAACAATACCACTGATTCAAGTAGATCAGATTACTGATGCTACTAAATATACACAAGTCTTTGCCAATACGATGTATGAATTGGGCAAAAGTACTGATTCCTCAATAACAAAAGTACAACAATTAGGTATTGTTGCTAAATATTTAAATGATCTTGGACAAGGTGATTCTAAATTTGGTCTTAAAGTAAATGAAATCTTAAAAGTTGCCGAAGCTTCGCAACTTTTACAAACACGTATTTCAGGATTAAAAGATAAACTTGAAAGCTATGGTTTTGCTGTAGCTAGAGCAGATGAAGCATTACTATCTTTAAAAGGTGCTTTAGCTAAAGTAAATGATCAAAGTCTATCTGGTGAAGCTCTTGTTGCTAATAATAGAATAATTGAGGATTCATATAGGAAATATGAAAGAGCAGTAAACGATGCTAATGCTAAATTACACACCATCAATTCCACACAAGCTGAAATTGCAAGTACTAAAAGTCTTTTTAGTACTAATGAAACTCGTACTCAACTAGAGCTTTTAGACATTTCGCTTACTCAAAATGCTAATAAGTTAAAAGATTATGCAAATCAGGTAAATGATTTAAAAGGTGGTAATGATTCATTTAAAGGTATTGCTGAAGGTGTAGATAATGCTAGAAGAGCAACACGTGATGCGTTTGATGCATTAGATAGTACTTTGCGTGGTAATATTTCAAAAGTCTTTGAAACTCTGTTAAATACGGTACAAAATAGTAATATAGATACTAAATTAAAAGAATCACTAGTTGGAAAATTAACAACCGCAGTAAACACACTAAAAACTGGAGATATTACTTCAGTTCTTGGAACTGAAGGTATTATTGGTAAAATTTTAGATGAAATAACTAAAACCTTTAATACTAATTTTGCTGTTGGTGGTATTTCTAAAGATATTGCCAAACAATATTTAGATCCTTGGAAAGAATTAGCAAAAGGTTTAGAGAATGTTGCTGGAACGATTGCTGTAACTGTTCCTAAAATCAATCAATCTCTTAATGCTACTCAACAAACTGAGTTAGGAGCAAGAGCTGATACAATCAGAAGTGATTTATCACGTATTGCAACAGATTGGAATAAATTTGAGAGTGAGCTAACTACTAGAAATATCACTGAACAATTATTAAATTTACAAAAAGAAATTAGTCTTTTACAAGTTAACATCAATAATATTAAACCAGAGCCAGGTAATGTTAATACATTAGTTCCGCTTGGAATAAAATTAAAAGAATTAAGTGCTGATGCTAAAAATTTACAGAAAGATTTATCATCATCATTAGATAGTGCAGCAAAAACAGCCTTAGATAATTTGTTTGTTACCTTAAATCAATTAGAAGGTAAATTTAAAGAATTAAGTAAAGTATCTGGTGATTCTATTGAATCTCGTATTCAATCCATCACTTCTAATTACACTCGTGCAGTTGGTAGTTTAAGTTCATTCTTTAACAATAATCATCATGATGTTACTAAAATTCTTAATGAAGCACTTAAGAAAAATGGTGAAGCTTCACCTATTGATATTGCTCCATTTAAAAAAATAGGTAAAGAATTAGTTGATGCACTTAGTATCAGAGGAATTACAACTGAGCAAAGAACTGAATTAGAACAACTTAAAGCAGCATATGATCCACTAATAACTGCTATTCAACGATACAATGCTCTTGTTAAAATAGGTAATGCAGGTTCTTTAGGAACTCGTAGCATTCTTGATGATAGAGAAGTTGTTAAGATAAGTGATGCAATTACTGATTTAACCAGTAAATACAGTGCTAATAAAGATGAACTCAATAATCTATTTATTTCTGGAAATCTTACTCAAAAAAGTGCCGAAGAGTTAATAAGAAAGTTTGCTACTTTAGCTTTATCTACCAAAGATTTAGGTGTAGATGCTGGACATTTGACTAGCATCTTGAATAGTTTGGAAAAAACAATTGGAGATATGTCTAAAGCAGGTGTTGGTAATGAAAATATTCAAGTTCTTAATAATTTCAGAGATGTAATTAAACAAACTATTGAGGAATACCGTAATCTAGAAAATAATTTTAAAGGTGGTGCTGTTAATAGTTTATCTAATAATTTAAATAAACTTGTTACCAGTTATGATTTAGTAGCTAAAGCTGAGCAGCATCTAGCTTCGTTTAGTAGTCAGAATTTCATGGCAATGTCAGCACGTGGTGCTGGTTTAGAATACGAAGAGCTTCGTCGTGTCATTACTGCTTTAGGTGCATCATCTAGATCACTAGCTGCTAGTCTAAGTGCTACCAATGTAAGTTTAGATCCAGCAATTCGCGCTTCTTTGACAGCACAAAAAGCAGCTATTGATCAAAACGTAGAATCTTTAACAAAATTAAATGGTGTTTTCGACTCACTAAGATCTACAACTAAGATTGAAACTTTTGAAAAGTTAAAAATTGCTTTATCTGGTATTTTTGATGCTGCAAATAAAGAAGATCTTACTGCTAATTTAAATGGAGCAGTAAAAGAATATGATAATTTTATAATAAGAGCAATTGAAAGTACGAATCTATTAAAGAGTGCATCAAGTTCATTGTCTAAAGAAATGATTGATGATTTCAAAGCTATTGCAGAAAAAGCTGGAACTGATACTAAAGCTTTTGAACAATTTCTTAATATTTTAAAGCAACTTCAAAACACTGGAACAAAAAGTTTTACTTTAGATAATGGTGTTACTGTTAATGTTGAACTAGCACTCAAGCTTTTTAATCTACTATCTGATAGTCTTAAAAAAGTTAATCCAGAAATTAATGTTGCATCTGATGCCTTAAAAGATAGACTTGGCACTGCGGCTGGTCAAGCTGAAGTAAGATTAAACACACTGGTATCAAAATTTGGTGATTTACAAAAAAGACTAAACTCTTTAGATGCTAACAGTAACATCAATCAAATGTACGGAAGTATTCGTAATCTGATGTCACTGCTAGATAAACCACTTAAAGATGGGCCGTTTTTCACTTTACCAAAAGAAAGTTTTGCACCAATTAAAAGTGAACTTACAGCACTATTAGCCACTGCAAAAGAAGTTGCTGGTGGTTTAAATTTTAATTTACAAACAGGTGGTTTTGATAAAAATTCTATTCAAACAAAAGAATGGCAAAAACAACTTAATGCTGCTAATTTAGAAATCGAAAATATCACTAAAGCATTACTCAAATTAAAAGAGTATGAAGCTAATTCCTCCAATTTCGCTACTTTACGTGGAAATCTTCACGGTGCATCTACTACTTTACAAGAACTGGCTCATGAGGGTGCATTCTTATACAGTTGGGTTAATAAACTGTTCCAGTCCATTAGTAGCAATCGTCTTCCTAAGATTACAGTAGATACTAATGCAGTTCAATCTGAAGTTACGAATTTACAAAACAAATTTAATTTAACTACCGAAGCTGCACAAAAATTAAATACAGTTCTTAAAGAAAGTGCTAATCAGCATTTCAAAACGGGTGGATTAGCTGATGCCGAACAATACAGTGCTGCTCTTAAACAACTAGAGGAAGCATTCGTTAAGTTTAGATCTGGTATGACTCAAGCTGCAATGGGTTTCCAGATGTTGGGCGATGCTATGTTGGAACCGTTCAAAAAAGCAAAAGAAAATTTTGAACAATTTTCCGATACGATGGGCAATGTGCGAGCCGTCACAAACGCCACTGTAAGCCAATTTGAAGCACTTACCCGAACGGCGCTACTTATGGGCGCTACGTCCCGTTTCACGGCTGAACAGGCCGCTGAGGCGCTCCGTGAGCTTGCTAAAGCGGGCTTCACGGCTGAACAGCAAATTGCCACGTTGCCATCCGTTATGCGACTGGCTCAGGCGGCTGCAACAGAGCTTGCAACAGCCGCCTCCATCGCCACGATTGTAATGAGCGAGTTCCGAATGGACCCGGAGACGTTCAATACCGCAGCAGATGTTATTACTTTAGCAGCTAACAGAACTTTAGCTTCAGTTGAAGATTTAGGATATTCATTTAAATATGTTGGTGCATTAGCAGCTAACGTGGGAGCAGATTTTGGTGAATTAACCGGAACTATTGCACTTTTGCATAACTCTGGTATGAAGGGTTGTTATGATGATCAAACTGAGATTTTAACTAAATCTGGATTTAAATTATTTAAAGATTTAGATCCAGATGATGAAGTAATGACGATTAATGAAAAAACGTTAGAAATGGAATGGCAATTACCAAATGGACATTATGCTTTTACCATTGATGAACCGATGGCAAGAATTAAAAGTCGTTACATAGATTTGTTAGTAACTGATAATCATCGTTTGCTCATTGAAACTCGTTCTGGTAATACTGAAATTGTTGAAGCTCGTAATTTCAAAGAAGGTCATTTTTATCGTACTGGTATTTGGAAGGGTACTAAAATAGAAAACTTTGTACTAAAAGGATTTATTCAAAATCGTGGTAATTGGGATAAAATAATTAAAGATTTAGAAATTCCAATGGAATTGTGGGTTCAATTTTTAGGCTGGTATCTTGCTGAAGGTGGTTTATGCTATAATCGAGGTAATTATAAAGTTACTATTGCACAAAGTAAAGGTGCTGGAATTGAAGATATAAATGAGTTATTGACTAAACTACCTTTTAAATTTAGTTATGATGGTAAATGTTTTAGAATTCTTTCACAACAACTTTATCAGGAATTAGAATCTTATGGCAGAGGTTTTGCTAATAAAAGAGTTCCAGAATATGTTAAAGAATTAGATAGTGAAACCTTGAAAATATTTTTAGAACATTTTCGTAAAGGTGATGGAGATATTCAATATAATCTTTATACAAGTAATAAATTACTTGGTGAAGATTTATATGAAATTGCGTTAAAGTGTGGTTATGGAGTTCAATCCAAAATTATTGGATTATCAGGAGATATAAAAACAATTGGTGAAAGAATAATAACAGCAACACAAGATGCACATTTGATATCTATTAGTACAAAACATACTAAACCGTTTTTCAGTATTTCAGAATACGCAAAACGTAAACATAGTGAAAACGCTTACACTACTGGCTTTGAATGGGTTCCATATAAAGGACAGGTTTTTTCAGTTAGTGTCCCCAACGGATTAGTGTTTGTACGAAGAAATGGATTTGGATTGTTTTGTGGTAATACGATGGCAGGTACCGCACTTCGCGGAATGTTACAAGCATTATATAACCCGACTCGTGATGAAGCGAAACTAATCCAAGAGTTAGGTAGTCGTATCGGTGGTCTTGGTTTACAAATTCAAACGTCTAACGGTACGTTCGTTGGTTTTGCCAGTGTACTTGAACAATTGGAACAAGCAGGAATAACTTCTGGTGAAGTTTTACGTTTGTTTGGTCAACGCGCTGGTCCCGGCATGGCAGCCTTGATTGCTCAAGGAAGCGAGAAATTAAGAGAATTAGAAGGTGAGTTAAAGAATGCGGAAGGAACTACCGCACACATGGCACAAATCATGGAGGAAACTTTAAAAGGTAAATTGCTGTTAATGCGGAGTTCTTTTCAAGCATTAGCAGATCAGGTTGGTAAGAATCTTTCACCAGCTTTAATGTTTGCAGCAGATGTTGTTAGTAATTTTGTCAGTAGTTTCGTAGCTCTTCGTGAAGAATTTCCAAGTCTTTCACGAGCAATTGATGTTGCTTTATCTGGCATTGCATTATTTGCATCAGTGTTGGGAGGTTTAGCTGTCACCTTCTCGTTCATTTTAGTACCGGTTAAACAATTTTTTGGATTTTTAAGAACTCTTGTTGTAACTACTTTAGCTGGATCTGCTGCAATTACTGCGTTTGGAACCAGTACGGCATATAGCGCCGTAGCGACTAAAGCGGCATCAAAAGCCATTGAAGAACATATTATTGCAACAATGGCAGATGCTGGTGCAATGGATACGCAAACAGTAGCAGCCAGAGCAAGTCAAATTGCGATGGATTTAAATACTGTCGCTATTGGTAGAAATGCGGCGGCGGCTGCTACAGCATCTCAAGTTATTGGCGCAGTCGCAGCAGAACAAGGTGCTATAGCGGCTGGACAGTTAAGCTTGTGGGCTGGTTTCAAGAACATTGTCGGTAACATGTTTGGCATATTTACCAGTTTTAGTAGATTTTTTAAATTTGCATTCTCTTGGCAAGGTTTAGTGTTAGGGGCTGTAGTTGGTTTAGTATCATGGACATTGGCACACGGGAAAGGTGTTGAACAAACGAATATTGAATTACAAAAACAAAGTGAGATTTTAGCGTATAATCGTAAAGAGTCACTCAAACTCAATAATGAGTTAATAGCGACTGCTGAACAGATGCAAAAGAATGTAGAACTACGTGACTCACTCAGTAAAGATAATGGTAAACAAGAAAATCAAAAATCTATTGCTAAATTAGACGTTTCGATTGAAGCAGATCAACAAAAGATGAAGCAACAACTTAAAGCTATTTTTGATAACTTTAATCAGGAAGGTTCAGAATTAAATAAGTCAATCGCATTAGATGTTGCTTTCGATGAAAAAGGTAACTTTACTAAGTTTGTAGCTATTGCTAAGGATGGTAAAGAAACCTTTAATTTATTTTCTAAAGAATTAGGTATTAATATTGAACAATTAAACCAATTTAACAAATTTATTGATGATACGTCTGCAATTAAGAACCGTCAATTGGCACTGGATCGGTTAGCTGGTTCAATGGGTAAAGTTGCAGAACTTAAAAAGTATGAATTTTTTAAAGATACCAAACTTCAATTCTCAATTGAAAGAAATCCAGATCAAGCAATTTTTAGTTCTGATTTATTTAAAAATAAAAAAGAATTAATTGAAATAAATAAACAAATTGATTATTTACAAAAACAATTAAAAAAAGTAGATACTAATTTTATAGATGTAAAAATGGAAAGATTTATGAATCCTTTTGCTGATCAAAAGGATGCTAAAAATAGTATTAACGAAGAACTCTTAACATTAAGAAAGCGTAGAGCTGCGTTAACTGTAGAATTAGATAAAGATCTTGATGTATTTTCAAAAGCTTTCATTACCGAAATACCCGCAATTTTTGGTAAGAGTCAGGATGCATTTTTAACAAGTACTAATAAAGATTTTATTGTAAAAGCAATTAAAGAAATGTTTGCTAACTATAGTCCAGAAGATATAGAAAAAATTACTGCTCGTATTTTAGCTGATCTTGAGCAAATGCGTAAGAAGATATCTGACGCTCAAATCTTAGGAGGATCTTTAAAAGCACCTACATTAATGTTAAGTACTTTGGCTAGTGATATTGGCAAATACATGGAAGAAGCCAACAAAACTTTAAAAACCAAACTGGATGAACAGAAAAAGATTTTAGATGAAGCTAAAGTCGTTGTTGATGAAGTTAAAAAATATCAACAGATTGTGGTTGAAGCTCTTTCTGAACAATTGAAAGGTAGAAATCAACAGATTGAATTTGCAGCTAAAGTTAAGTTGGATACTAACAAAGCGGAGTTTGATGAACAAGTCGCTCTTTTAGAAAAAGAAAATAGAATAATTAAACTACCTTTTGCTGTGCAAATGGATTCAACTAATCTGCAAGATAGTTTAAAACAAGTACAATCTATATCTAGTATTATACTCGATTACGACAAGAGAACTACTTCGGATCAAGTAGAACTACAAATTGCTAATAGTAGAGCACAAGTAGCAATTAAGTATGAAGAATTAGAAAAGAAAAAAGCTGCTTATCAACTCTTTATGAATGAAGCTAAAAATTTGTATGGTGAAGATACTAAAGAATATGCTGAAAAACAAAAAGAGCAACAAGCTGTCTTACAAAAAGCTTTAGAAGATAAGTATCAAGTTCAACAGCAGCATTATAATCTGCTGTTAGAAAAGAGAAAAGAAAACTTTAAAAAGCTTGCAGACGTTGAAAAAGCACAAAGAGAATTTGATGCTAAGATCAACACATCACAAAAAAATCAAGGTACTGCATTAAGTACTGCCACTGAACAAGCTGCATTAGCTAAACAAGAATTTGCAGCATTATCTACTGTAATAGCACAATCATTGGCTCTTAATGATGCTGGTCAATTTGATAACATCATTGCGCTCTTAGATAAGCGTCAAGGTCTTATTGATCAAATCATTAGCGCACAACAGCTACAACCCAACATCGAAAGATTAAGTGGTAATTTAGCTGAAAATTTACAATTCAATATTGACACTGAGAACTTTAACAAAGAGTTTGCTAAAGCTCAATTAAAGATTTCTGACTTAACAAAAGATATCACTATCCCAGATATCAAGTTGTTTGACCAGAGTAAAGCGTTACCATCTTCGTTTACGGCAATGATCAATGACGAAGCGTTCAATATTAGAGGATCTGCATTACGATTTATTACTGAAGGTAAACGTAGTTTACAAGAATTAGCTGAAGTATCTAAACGTAGTGGACAAGAAGTTGCTTATGGCTCCAGTGATAATGTTGAATCTTTAAAGAAATCTGCTACAGCCATTATTCAAACCACTGTTAAAACACGTTCACAAGTAGAAGCTTATGGACAGATGTTTAAACAGTTCTTTGGTTATGAAATTGGTGATTTAGGTGTTAACCAGATTTATAAAACTAAAGAAGCGGTTGAAGCGACCAAAACTCAACTTGAACAATCTAAAAAGATTGTTTCGGGTGAAGCTCAACCCATTTGGTTAAACAACACGACTAAAGCCGCTAACGAAGGTTTGGTTATCTTAGCTAAGATGAATGGTGAAGCAATCGCTACCGTTCAAGTACTTTCAGATACCAGCATTAAACCTTTCAATGGTTTAACTACTATTTTAAAAACTACTGCTCAAGATCTAACTGGATTTAAATCTTTTGTCAATACTCAAATTGATGATCTTACTCGTCAGAGTAAAGTAGTAGAATTACCCATTAGTTTCAAAACTGATTTTAATAACTTACAAGGTTTTGATTTTACCAGTCTTGGTAAATATTCGGCTGAAGTTCTTTCATACGAAGTATCTTTAAATGAACGTCTGTTGGCAATGAAACAGAGTCGTTTAATGACTGATGAAGCTCTTGAAATCAAAACTTTGGAGAACAATAGAAAGAATACTCAACTGTATATTAATCAAATTGAAAATGAGTACAATCAATTAGCTGAAAAGAATGGCAGTTTGAGCAGACAAGATCAAGATCAATTTAAGAATTTGATTACTGCTAAGAAAACTGATCTTAAGAGTTTCTTACAGCAAGAACTTACTGCTACCAGTGCTACGTATCAAGGTTTATATCAACTTCGTGAAGAATTAGAAAACAAAAAACGTACTCTTATTGAACAAAACATTAGTTTCCAAGCCAATGCAGCGAAGAATTTAATGACTTTGGACGATTTGGGTAGATCAGATAGTGAAAAAGCATATCTTTCAAGACAGCGTAGTTTACAAATGCAAGCAGATGCTGATGCTGCTT